TTGATAATGGTTTTACTGGAGATTACACAGATGCTAATGCTAAATTAGATGTTCTTGGTTATAAAGCACCAGTTAAAAACACTGCAGTATTTGAAGTTACAACTGGATTATCTGATTCTTGTAGAGTAGTAACTGAAAATGGTAATCAAATTATTATTGCTCGTGAAGGTACTCAACTTTACAAAGCATGGTATGATGGATTTATTGTAACTGGTAACGGATTTATTACTACTCAAAACGGAACAACTGCATCTAAATATGTTAAAGTTGAATCTGGATTTACTGAACTAGTTAACTTAGTAAATAAGAGCTATATTAAAGTTAAGTGTTATGATAACGTTGCTTTAACTAATCAAAGTGCAACTATCCCAACGATTACAGTAGTTGATACTTTTGTTAAGTTATCACTAGATTTACACGCAGCTGGATCAACTACAAAAGTATTTGATTTTGCAAATGAATTAGTTGCAAATAACTCTGGTTCAGAAATTACAACTACTAAGCTTGCTCTTAATAAAATTGAGATGAAAGTTCTTAGTTCAACTTCTGTAACTGTAGGAAGTGCTTCACCAGTAGTAACAGCAAGCAATGCAGAATATTTAGCAGGAGTTACCGAATTTGTTAAGCCTAATCACTATGTTAAGGCTAAATCAAATAGCACTACAAGCCGTTCAAGATTTTTAAGAATTGTTTCAGTTGCTGGAACTGATGAAATTACATCAAGTTCAGTTGTTACACCAGCTGTTCCTGCTGTTAATGAAACTGGAATCGCAGTTGATGCATTTATTGCAGCAGCGGCAACGATCACTCTAAGTGCAGCAAACGCAAATATCGTAGCTGGATGTACAGTATCTGGTACAGGTATTGCACCTAACACTACAGTAACAAACAAAACTGGTTTAGTATTAACTTTATCTACGCCAACGACTGCAGTTAGCGGTGGAACTTATACTTTCACTAAAGCTGGAGTTGCAGCATTTACAACAGTTACTGCTAAAACTTACAAGAAATTCACAGTTACAACATTAGTACCAAGTGATTCTACAATTATTGGTATTGATATTGACACTAATATGATTTTCCACAAAGGAGTTAAAAATTATATTACCTCTTCTAAAGGTGTAGTATTAAGCGGATTCTCAATGAGAGATGCTCAACTTCCTAATGGAACTGCATCACGTCAAGCGGATATTTTAGGTTGGTTATACGAAAACACCAATATTGCAAGTACTCTAGCTGAAGGTCAAGCTGTAGATTTTAGATACATCATTGATACCTATGAAGGTGAAATCTCTGGTTCATCTAAATACTATTTAGCAAAAATTGCTGCAGATAACGGACAGTGTTTAGCAATCTTAAATGCTCCATCTTACAGACAATTAGAACTTTCAACTGAGCCTTCATTTGCTGATGTAACTACAAAATTAGTTTCGGCTAAGCATATTGCAGATGGTGGTAATTTGGATCTTAATCCAACTACAACTCTTAAATTTGTAGATGAAGAAATCAATGGAGTTCCAATGGGATCTTATGCTGCATACTTTATGCCTAACTTAATTGTTAATGATAATGGTAGAAATAAATCAGTTCCGCCTGCTGCATACGTTTCAAATGCATTTATGAATAAATTTGAAGCTGGTAGACCATTCTCAATTGTAGCTGGTAAAAATGGTATCTTAGGAGATCCTGAAATTGTTAATGTTGAATATGAATTATCTCAAGAAGACAGAGATTACTTAGAACCAGCTGGTTATAACTTAATTGTTCGTCGTAGAGGTTTTGGTATTATGGTATTTACAAACAATACTGCATATCAAAAAATTAATTCAGCTCTTAATAACACTCACGTTAGAGAAGCATTAGCAACAATTGAAAAAGATATCGAAAGAATCCTATTCAACTTCTTATTTGACTTTAACGATGAAATCACTCGTCTAAGAATTAAGACTTTAGTTGAAGGTTACTTAGAAAGAGCTAAAAATGCACAAGGAGTTTCAAGTTATACAGTAGTATTTGACTCGACTAACAATGGTCCAGAAGTACTATCTGCAAACTCAGCGATTATTGATGTATTCTTAGATTTCCCAAGAGGTATTCACAAATTCATCAACCGTATTACAATTACAAGAGTTGGTGGAGGTCTTGCCTCAGAAGCAACTGGATTTATTCCATCATTCTAATAAGAAAACTCTCTATAAACAAGAAAAGCCGCGTAAAGCGGCTTTTTTTATGAAGTTTAATTGGGTTTATCTTTCTCCAGGTTCAATGAAGTTTGGAATTGAATCTGAAACAATTTTAGCAATAACTTCGTGTGCAAGAACTACTAAATATGTTTCGCCATTCCATTGCATATCGATTCCAGCATGACGTTGATAAATGACTTTATCACCGGCTTCCAATGGAATAGGGCGTTCAACTCCGCCTCCGACTGCAATTACAGTTCCACTGTTTGAACGCTTTCTAGTATCTGGTGGAAGAATTATACCAGTTTCAGTTTTTTTGTTTTGTTCATCGGGTTTAATAACAACTCGATCGTAAATTGGGATTATTGGTGAATTCATTTTGAAGAATGATATTTTTTAAATGCGTTAATGTCAAATCTCTTTATAGAGTTAAACTCAAATGACTCTCGGATTGATCCAGAGAGTTTAGCAGGGACGTGATCTATTGATAGACATATAATCTTAATATTAAAGTCCAAAGTCTTTCTGAATTGATCCTGTGACTCTTGGGTAGTTAATTTAAGTTCCTTTGTACTAGCTTCTACAATCATGTCTTTTACGTAACTGTCGTTTGTTCTTAGTTTATGAACAAGCATTTGCCAGTCGCCTTCGTTCTGTTTTAGTTTGGAAATTACTGCTTCAATCTTAGACTTTGTCATTTTAGGATGAACTCTAGGAATTGCATCAGATGGATCTCCACCTAATATTTTTAACATAAGTTCCTCAGCTGGATCTACTTCATACTTAACAAAGTCCCTTTGAGTAAATTCTCTAAGAAGTTCATCAATGTTTGAATTGTCTACAGCAGATTCAAAATTAAAAATATCAACTGGCTTATCTTCTTGTTTTTTATGTGCAACAAACACTCTTTTATTTTTAGTCATCATTTTTGGTGTAACTAAAATAACTGAGCGGTTATTACTTTCTAACAATTGAATTAGATCTTTATCTACTGACCAAATACAAAGGTCTCCTTGGAAATTATCAACAATATGCGCAATTAAATCATCGCCCTCTGCTCCAAGTATTCTGGAAGAAGCTGCTCCCATTTCCTTTAGATCAGACAATATCTCATTTTGAAATAATTCAAAGAAGAGATAAATTTTATCATCGTATTTTCGATTACCTTTATATTCAAATTGGTCGTCTTTTCTATCTTCTTCTGTAATAAAAAACTGTTTAATATATTCTTTTCTCCAGCTTTTTGAGTCAAAGACGAAAAAAACAGCTCCAACGTTTCCCTTGAATGGAGAAACAATGGAGCTGAAGTAGTTGATAACAAAATTCCTAAATGAAACAGCAGCTTGTTGTTTTAAAATAAACTTGCTGTCATCCATTAAATCATTGACAAAGTACTTTTCGCCGATTCGTTTGTCTTTTTGTAGCATGTTTTTGACAATAGAAGCGGACACATTAAGAAAAGCATTTCCATCAATTACTATATTCATTATTTAGGTTTTTTGACAGAAGCCTTTGCCTTTTTAGGAGCGTCCTCTTCTGTAGGTTGTTCATCTTGAGCAGCAGATGGAGTAATTTTACGAATTGCTTTTGCAATAAGTTCAGCTTCATCCAAATTATATGCTCCTTTAAGTTGTCCGTGGTTTGCTGCTGAAATTAACACGATTAATGCGTGTTCAGGAGTCAAATTTTCCAAAAACTTATCGTAGTCTGCTTTATCTGTGTAAGAAATTGTAGACAACAAATAGGTCTTTTGTACTTCCGGTTGAGGAGTTGCCTCAGCGTTTACTTGTTCTTGTGACATGTATTTAAATTATTTTAAGATTAAAGGTCAGCTAACAAATCGTCAAAGTCATTAGACGGAGTAGACTTAGCTGGTGCAGCAGGAGCTGGAACTGAGTCAAAATCATCAAATGCATTGTTTGAAATTGGTTTAGCTGGAGCAGCAAAATCTAAATCATCAGCAACTACTCGGTTAGTAGGTTGAGCAGATTTAATTGCAGCAAAATAAGGTTTGATTTTCTCATCTCTTGTGTTTGCTAAGACTGCATCTAAAATAGATTTATGAGGAATAATTGCTTTAATAAATTCTGCAACTTTCTCATAGTCAGAATCTGACCATTCTTTGTAGAAATATTGACCTAAATCCGGTGAGTTTTTCTCCAAGAAACCTTTTACATAAGTTTGAACTTTTTCTTCGCCATTTACTGGAAGTTCGCGACCATCATCTAATTTCAAGATTAATGGGCTTGTTTCTGACATAAACTTAGAAGAAGAATAATCTCTCCAGCTCTTAGTTTTACGTTTTACTACAAGAACCATATCTTTTCCTTCAAGCATAGAATAAGGATTGATTTTCTTGATGTTCATCAATTCTGCTTCTGGGCTCAATTCTTGTTGAATCAAATTATCAATGTTGTAGCCAAAGCTATACACTTTAATTTTTCCTTCAAGCTGTGGAAACTGAGGGTCTTTTTTAATGTAAACAAGAGAGTAATAATTGTAAGCTCTCATGAAATTCTTTTGAATCTCTTTTACGATTTCTGGTTCTTCATTTGCTAATTTACGAAGTTCCAAATCAAGAGTCCATAAGATAGAAGATTTTCCTAATGAAGAAGGGCAGTCGATTGTAAATCTTTCGCCTGTCAAAGGATTCGTCATACGAGCATAGTATTTTTTATACTTACTCTTAGCTGGATCCCCGATCCAAGGAATAAATCTGATTACTGAACGATAAACTCCATTTTGAGCTTGATCTGGTCCAGGATTGTAGAGGTTTTCATCTACTTTGCGTGCGGTGCCTGCTTTAGGGGCGGTAAAGTCGTCGGTGTTTAAATTGAATAAATCCATTGTTACTTTGGTTTTTTAAGTTTATTATAGATATTTTACCTAATAAACAGCCAAAGTTTTACGTGAATTTTATATTATGTTGAGTTGCCCAGGCTTCCCAAGTGGCGAGAACCTTTTCTAATTGTGGTTGGGTAATAAATCCTAGTTCTAGGAATGGGGTAAGGTATTCAATTGCACACTCTTTTACAGTTTGACCAGAGTGCTGGGCCTCTTCTGCAAGACCTCTAACCTGTGCAGGTATTTCATCGCTTAGGATAAAATATCGATAGTCAGATTTTGCAATTTCCCTAGTGAGAGGTCTAGGTATTTTAACTTTATGGTCCGGCGAAAAATTAGGACCTCTTTGTAAAATATGCTCAACTTCATGACGAGTAACATCAAGAATTCGGGCTTTTAATTTTGGTGAATTAATTTGAGTTTGATCAACTGCTACTGAAATTTCAATCTCAGCTCCATCTTCGTTATCACCACCAAATGAGTCTCCATCAATTGCAAATCCAAATTTTTCAAATTTTAGGACTTCAGATGGAATATTTTTAAAATATAGATCTCGAGTTGGGTGAAGAGTATCTGTAAGCTTAACGTTAACTCTCAAATCAAAATAGATTGGATCTTTATACTCCAAATCAAAAGAACGATATCTTTCGGGTTTTCCAACATTTTGCTGAATTAACCGAAGGATATCGTTCGTTATATTTTGTGAAAGTTCACTAAGTTGCATTATGCTAAAAATATTAAGTTAATGTCCTTTGTAGTAGGTTCCCCGTCTTTAGTAAAATCTACATCAATTACAGTTTGAGGCTTTCCGAATTCATTTGCTTGAACTGCTGTTGTAAATTTTTTATGGGCATCCTTAACCTCAATATCTTTACCATTTAAATAATCTAAAATATCTTGTGAAGATTCTTTAGCATTCTTTTCAATCCATTCTTGAACTCGGCCCATGTCTAACACATATTCATTATATTGTTTAGTTACCATGTCTCCAGGTTTATCAACTGATCCAATTGGATTAGATATTAAAATTGCTCTAATTTGAGCCTTTTCTCCGGTTGCAGCAGGTGCAGGGGCCTCTGCTCCAGGCATAGCCGCTGCCATTGGATCGTCTTGTTCGTTTAACCAGGAATTAAAGGTCTTAAGCATAATGTTTTAGTCTTTATTCTATTTATTAAGAAGAGCAGGCAATACAATCGTCTGGATTGTCAAGCGAACAAACTAAATCACTTTGAATTTGTTCTGCTGTTAAAGTAGACTGCTTTAGTGCAGCAGAGTCTACTCCAAGTCCAGCAATTGCATCAACGGCAGATTCTGTTCTTAAATAATACATTCCAGTTTTAAGACCCTTTCTCCAAGAGTGGAAATGTGCAGATGTTAACTTTGCAGCATTTGCATCTTTAATAAACAGGTTAAGTGATTGAGATTGACAAATAAATTTACCTCTATCTGCTGACATATCAATTACTTCTCTCTGTTTTAGCTCCCATACAGTTTTATAGATTTCTCTAATTTCAACTGGGATTTCTGCAATATTTTGAACTGAACCTTTTTCTGCAATAATTCTGTTCTTTAAGTTTTCAGACCATAATTCTAATTCAACTAGGTCTCTAACTAAGTGCTTGTTAACAATAACAAACTCGCCAGATAGGGTTCTTCTAGTATACAAGTTTGAAGTAAATGCCTCAAATGCTTCATTATTACCCATAATTTGGGCAGTGGATGCAGTTGGCATTGGTGCTAGTAATAGTGAATTACGTGCTCCAGTTTTCATAACTTGTTTTCTTAGAGAAGTCCAATCCCATCTTCCAGAAAGTTGAGAATCTTCTGTTCCCCAAAGGTTAAACTGGAATTTACCTTCGCTTAGTGGACTACCTTCAAATGATTCGTATGCTCCAAGCTTTTTAGCAAGATCGGCAGAAGCTTTCATTGAAGCAAAATAAATTGTTTCAAAAATATCTTCATTTAGTTTTTTAGCTTCATCTGAAGTAAAAGGTAAACCTAAAATTGCAAAAGTATCAGCTAAACCTTGAATACCAATTCCAATTGGACGGTGCTTCATATTAGAAGCCTTAGTTTCAGGAGTTGGATAGAAATTAATATCAATTACTTTATTTAAGTTAAGCGTAGTTTGATATGTAACATCATAAAGAGCTTGGTGATCGTATTCAGCTAGGGCTCTGCGTTGTTTTAGTGATCTCTTTTCTGGAAACTTGATAAATTGATTAACTGCAATCGAGGCAAGGTTACAAACAGCTTGCTCATCTTTGCTAGTGTATTCCATAATCTCTGTACATAAGTTTGAAGACTTAATTGTACCTAGATTTTTTTGATTAGATTTCTCATTTGCTGCATCCTTATAAAGAATATATGGAGTACCAGTTTCAATTTGAGATTCTAATACTTTTTGCCATAGTGCACGTGCTTTAATTGTACGACGACCCTTTCCTTCACGTTCAAGTCTTTCATAATTATCTCTAAATTCTTGACCGTGCATTTCCCAAAGTTCAACTCCAATTTCAGCTGGACAAAATAGTGTCCAATCTGCATCAGTTTCAACTCTTTCCATAAATAGATCAGGAGTCCATAGGGCCAAGAAAAGATCTCTAGCACGACGTTCTTCTTTACCATGGTTCTTACGAAGATCTAACCAATCTTCAACGTCAGCATGCCAAGGTTCAAGATAAATTGCAAATGAGCCTTTACGCTTTCCGCCGCCTTGGTCTACGTATCTTGCTGTTTCATTAAATACTTTAAGCATCGGAACAATTCCATTAGAAGTTCCATTAGTTCCTTTAATATAAGAACCAGTTGCTCTAACATTATGTATTGCTAATCCAATTCCTCCTGCATTTTGAGAAATTGCAGCAACATCAGCTAAGGTTTTGTAAATTCCCTGAATTGAATCTTCCTGCATTGTTAATAAGAAGCAAGAAGATAATTGAGGTCTTTTTGTACCGGCATTAAATAGGGTTGGGGTTGCATGGGTAATCTTATGTGTAGACAATAGATCGTATGTCTTTAACACATTTTGAATATCATCGCCCCAAATACCAACTGCAACTCTCATGTACATATGTTGTGGAGCTTCAGCAGTTTGACCATTCATTTTAAGGAGGTAACTCTTTTCTAGAGTCTTAAACCCAAAATAGTCAAAATTAAAATCTCTGTCGTGTAAGATTGCTTCATTTAATACATCAGCATGTTTACGAACAGCTTTAATTACATCATCGTTAATTAATCCAGCAGCAAGACCAGTTTTAGGGTCTTGATAAGAATAAAGAGATTCGATTACCTCTGAAAATTTCTTACTAACTGTTTTATGTAAACGCGTGATTGCAATTCTAGCTGCAAGGTATGAATAATCTGGGTGAACATGATTTAGTGAAGCTGCGGTTTCTGCTGCTAAATTATCAAGTTCAACTGTAGTAATTCCATCATAGATACCAGACACTACTTTAGTAGCAACTTCCAATGCATCTACGAAATCTGAATTTAAACCGTATGTTTGTTTCTTGATACGGTTGGTGATCTTATCTAGTCTTAGGGTCTCTAGTGAGCCGTCTCTTTTTGTAACCTTCATTTCTTTGTCTCTTATTTTTTAAAAATCCTCATCGGTAGAAAAATCTTGCACAATTGCAGATTTTACGCCGGCCTTTTGGTATTCTCCAACTCTCTTTTCAAAGAAATTGGTTTTTCCTTTAAGTGCAATATTAGTCATAAAGTCAAATGGATTTTGAACATTAAACTCTTTACTGCAACCTAAGTCAAGAAGCAATCTATCAGTAACAAACTCTAGATACTGCTTCATTAGATCAGCATTCATACCAATAAGTCTAACTGGAAGAGACTCAGTAATGAATTCTTTTTCAATTTCCAAAGCAGAAAGAATAATTTCTTTAATTTTTGCTTCAGAAACTTTATTTACAATATGATTATTGTGTAAATGTACGGCAAAGTCTGTATGCATACCTTCGTCTCTTGAAATAAGTTCATTTGAGAAACTTAGTCCAGGCATAAGACCTCTTTTCTTTAACCAGAAAATTGAACAAAACGAACCTGAAAAGAAGATACCTTCGACTGCAGCAAATGCAATTAGTCGCTCAGCAAAAGAATCACTCTTGATCCATTTTAGAGCCCACTCGGCTTTTTTCTTAACTGCATCGATTGTATCAATTGCGTTAAATAATTTTGCTTTTTCTTCTTCATCATTAATATAAGTATCAATAAGAAGAGAATATGTTTCAGAATGGATATTCTCCATCATAATTT